TGGCGGCGGTTGAGGCGCTTGAAGCGCGCGCCAAGAGCAACGTGACTCGTGAACCTGCTCGCGTTACCAGCGACAACGAAGCAAAGCGGCCCTGGGCCAGCTTCGGCGAGAACCTGCAGGCCATCGCTTTTGCCCAGTCCCCCGCTGGCTCGTTCCAGGGGCTCGGCGGCCGAGTGGACAAGCGGCTGTATGAGACGCTGACCGCCACCGGTTCCTCGGCCAGCATTCCGGCCGACGGCGGCTTTGCCATTGCGACGGCGTTTTCGGACCTGCTGCTGCGGCGGGCGCGCGAAACGGCTAGAATCTTCCCGCTGGTGAACGAGATCCCGATGGACGAAGGGTCTGACTCCATCGACCTGCCGTACATCGACGAGACGAGCCGCGCGAATGGCTCGCGCTGGGGCGGCGTCCAGGCGTACTGGACCGGCGAAGCTGACGCGCCGACGGCTACCAAGCCCAAATTTTCGCGCCACGAATTGCGGCTGGAATCGCTGAAGTGTTTGACGTATGCGACGGAGCGCCTGCTCCGCAATGCAACGGCCATGGGCGCGGTGCTGGAAAACGCCTTCGCTTCCGAGATTGCGTTTAAACTGGATGACGCTATCTGGCGCGGCAACGGTGCTGGTATGCCTCTCGGCTTCAGCGTTCAGAATTACGGCGCGCAGTTGCTCGTGCAGGTTGCAAAAAAATCCGGCCAGGCCGCCGACACCTTCGTCATTGAAAACGCGACCGCCATGCTGTCCCGCCTCCTGCGCGATCCCGGCGACCGCATTGCTTGGTTTTGCAACCCGGACACCATCGGTCAATTCCCGCTGCTGACCGTGGGAACCCAGCCGGTGTTCCTGCCGAATAACAGCGCAGTTGGTTCCATGCAGTACGGCACCTTCTTTGGGTTCCCGGTGATTGTTGTTGAGCAGGCCGAGACGCTCGGCGACGCCGGTGACATAGTCCTGGCCAACATGAGCAAGTACGTCATGATTACGCAGGGCGGCCTTCGCGCCGCGCAGTCGATGCACGTGCGGTTTATTTTCGACGAGATGACCTTCAAGTGGTCGTTTGACGCCAACGGCCAGAGCAGCGTCAAGCAGCCTATCACCGCATTTAAGGGTCCGAATTCCTTGTCGCCCTTTGTGACGACTGCGGCCCGCGCCTAACCCATAACACCGGAGCGGGCGGCGCAAGTCGCCCGCACTAAGGAGACCCAACATGCCTCGTTACGAACTTTTGAACAATTTGCATTTCATCAAGGGACTCGATCCCGTGGCCGACGCCTTCGCGGGCACGGTTACTTCGGACGTTGTGAGTCTAGAAAATCATGAAAGCGCCATCTTTCTTGTCTACAAGGGCGTCGGCACAACTGGCACTTCGACTATCACTGTTGAGGCCTGTGACGACTTTGTCCCGACCAACACCAGCGCTGTGGGCTTTCTGAGCAAGTCCATCACGTCGACGGACGTTCAGGGCGCGATGACGACACGCGCGGCGGCCGGTTTTACCACGACCGCTGGTAGCAGTCAGATGTACGCGATTCAGGTCAACGTCGAGGAGTTGCAAGCCAGCGGCTACCATTGCGTCCGGCTCAAATGCGTCGAGGTTGTCGATTCGCCTGTTCTGGGCGGCATCGCTATCGCTCTGGCTGGCCCGCGCTTTGGCGGATCTGCTATTGCAACCGAGATTGCCTAACACATGGATTTACGTCTCCAGCTAGTGACCGGCCCGACCGGCTACCCGCTCGAAGCGGCCGACCTCGAAGCGCACTCCCGCGCCATGGGCCAGCCGCTAGAGCAGCTGGAGCCGTATTTGTTTGCGGCAACAGATCACATCGAAACAATCACCAACCGCCGCTGCTTGACGCAGACCTGGAAGCTTTTCCTGGACTGCTTTCCAGGCAGCGGCATTATCCACTTACCCTACTCGCCGCTGGTGTCGGTGGCGCACGTCAAATACACGGACTCGACTGGCGTACAGCGGACGTTTGCGGCAACCGACTACGGCGTGTCGACGGCGCGCACGCCGGGAGCCATCGTCCTGGAGTATCAGAAGGATTGGCCAACGGACACGCTGCGCAACACGGACCCAATCGAAGTGCAGTTTACGTGTGGGTACGGGTTGCCGACACAGGTACCGCATCAACTGCGCCAGGCGATTCGTATGTTGGCGGCGCATTTTTACGAGCATCGCGAAGCGGTCATCATCGGCACGACCTCCGCGATTGACGAAAAGGAACTGCCGTTTGCGGTCTCGGCGCTGATTGCGCCGTTTCGGGTGTGGTTATGAAAGCAGGCGCCTTGCGACATCTAATCATCATTCAAGAGCCGACGATTGCCGTGGACGCCAACGGCGACCGGACAGACACCTGGACCGAGTACGCGACGACCTGGGCTAGTATCGAGACCGGCAACGGGCGCGAGTTTTTCGCGGCGCGGCAGGTCATGGCCGACCTTACCCACACGATCCGGCTACGGTACATCGAGGATCTGAAGCCCGAGATGCGCGTGAAGTACGTCGACCAGAAGACGGGCAAGGCTCGCTACTTTAACATCCGCACGATCCTGAACCCCGATGAGCGCAACGAGATGCTTGTTATGCAAGCGCTGGAGGTGCTGATCTAATGGCACGGGCGCGCAACATCAAAGTCGAGGGCCTCGACGAACTGACGCAGCAGTTCCAGAAGCTCATGGCTACAGCCGAAGGCCCGGCCCTGCAAGACGCCATTCTGCAGGGTGCGCGCATGCTCGAAGATGAAGTCGAGCGCCGGGCTCCGGTTGCGCCTTATCCGACTCATCGCTTTGGCGCGATCCGTAATCCTGGGGATCTGAAAAAGTCGGTCAAGTCGGCCAAAGGCCGCAAGTACAAATTTTTTCTGCAGGCCTACACGTTTACGTTGAAGGATTTGGCGCCGCACGCCTTCATGGTTGAGTTTGGCACCAAGGCTCGCACGATTCAGGAAAAAAAAATGCGCATTCGCGGCGCGGCGTTCAGCTGGCTGGCGCGGCTCGGCGACCAAGTCCGCACGAAGATCCAGCACCCTGGCGCACGGCCCGCGTTCTTTTTTCGCGACTCGATCAAGGCCAAGCGCCTGCAGATCAAGCGACTTATCGAAGCCCGCGCTAAGGCCGCGTTTGAGGCGATTGCGAGGGCCGCATGAGGCTCTACCAGGCGCTGTACAAGTATTTGCAGACGCAAGCACCTGTGACGGCGCTGGTGGGCACGCGGGTATACGACGCGCACGCCGACCAAGGCCGAGCGACTAAGTACCCGTGCATCGTGGTGGAGATGATTGACGACCAGCAGTTTCATTCCATCGGGGCGAATCCGACGGCAACGCGCCGGCCGATCAACTTTTACTGCATGGCGCAGGGCAATGGCAAGGCCAGCGACGACCTCGCCGACATCGTCTACACCGCCATTATGGGTCAGGAAGCGGCCATCACGATGGCCAGCGGCCTCACAGTTCGCAGCACGCATTTGAACGGGCGCAGAAACGAGTACGAAGACGCGCTCGAAACAGACAAGAAACTTTACGCAACGGTTGTGGAATTTGACATGATCCACGACGTTTAAGGAGCACATATGGCAATTCTCGCTGGCAACGCAGGCAGTTTTCGACTCACCACCAACACAGTGCTAGAGATCGACACATGGACGCTGGACGTGTCTACCGGCCTCGAAGAGACCCAGTCGTTCGGCGACACCTGGAAGGAAAGGACTGCTACCATCCGCGAGTTTAGCGGCACGGCAAGCGGCCGCTTCGACAACGCCGACACCAACGGCCACGTGGCGCTGAGTACGGCGTTTCTGGGCGGCACGACGGTCTCGGCGCGGTTTTACATCAACGGCACCAACTATTACAGCGGCACTGCCTTTGTCCAGGCGTCGCTCAATGCCAGCGAGAACGGGCTGGTGACTGCCAGCTACACCTTTACCGGCAGCGGCGCGCTCAGCTACACCTAGGAGGCCTTATGGCAGTTCTTGCAGGCCGCAACGCAGACATTTACCTCGCTACCGGCTCGGGCACCAGCATGACCGGACAGGCGACGACCGCATTGGGCGGCGGCGTCTACCAGATCACGCTGGCCGCCCGCCGGGCGATTAACCCCAACGACTCGCTGACCGTCCTTGACGGCGTTACGACGGTTTCTCCGGCGCTCTACCAAGTTGCCTGGGGCAACGGGAAGATTGTTTTCCCGAGCTACACGCCTGCTGGCGCTATTACGATTACCGGCTCGTTCCTGACGTTGTCAAAAGCTGCGCAGGGCACCGACTGGACCTTAGACATTACGCCGACGCTTGAAGAGGTCCAGGTATTTGGCGACGCCTGGAAGTCGCGGGCCGTGGTGCAGCGCGAGGGTACTTGTACCTTCGGCCGGTTCTACGACGACGCGTACTTTGTGACCAACGCCAACAGCTACTACGTGATCGACCTGTACGCCGACTTCTCGAACACCGTCCGTTGGCGTTTTGGCGCGTCGCAATCGTCGGTCGGTATTAGCGTCGGCGAAAACGAGATCATTCGTGAGAACGTATCTTTTTCGACGATCGGAATCGTAGACTATTAGGTATGAAGACTCTTGCCGACCGCATCTTAGCGGTGCAATTGAAAACTGAAGTCATCGACGTGCCCGAGTGGGACGCGAAGATCGGAATTACTGAGATGGATGCTGGCCAACGCATCCGGTTCGGCGAAGATGCGAAGCGCACTCCGGCGCTTGCCATGGTGCGCCTGTTGATCGCATCGGCGTTTGACCCAGAGACGGGTAAGCCGGTGTTCGAGCAGGCCCACCAAGACTCGCTGCTAAAGATGTCCGGCAGCGTGATCGACCGCGTTGTAACGGAAATCTGCCGCATCTCTGGCCTAACCGAGAACGCGGCGGCTGAAGCCACAAAAAACTAACCGGCGAGCGTAAGTTTGCATTTGCGCTCGCCGAGCACCTACACATGACGGTTGGTCAGTTGTTGGCGACGATGTCATCGAGCGAGTTTTCCGAATGGGGAGCGTATCTGGACATGAAGCACCAGGAGCAGGAAAAGGCATCGAAAG